TATGGTACTGCGAAATATTGGTGGGTATTTGCTCATAGAAATCCTGATATTATAATAGATCCTATCAGAGGATTCTCAGCGGGAACTATTATTAAAATCCCAAGCAAAGATAATATTAGTAAAATGGCGTAAATTATGTCAGATAATACCCAAGCAACTAGTTTAGATTCGTGGGTAGACTCACACGAATTTCTTGAAAACCCTCTTGATGTGTATGAAAGTTATACTTACAACATAGAATGGTTTGTAGTTGATATAGATGTAGATAGAAAATTTCAAGAATTCGGAGAGACATTTGACGTTTTGTCGGTTGTCAACGATGGATGGCCAGGTGTAGAAGATACAAAAATCACTATAGCAAAAACTGGCGTTACTACAGAATTTATTATATCAGATTTAACTGTAGTGGGGGCTGGTGTCGGAATTGCAGAAACTAGCAAACTTGCGGGAACAGCCCTCACATTAGACTTCACTGTTACAGAAGTGGGAACAACAAGTTTGGCTGATAATCTACGAAATGCAGTTGTATTGTGTGGTTGGAAAAATATTAGTGAAACTCACTTTTATATGAAAATTAACTTTCTAGGTGTCAATTCAAAGGGAGTAAAAATTAAAATACCACAAACAAAAATAATAACTTTTACACTTTCAAGTCTCACAAATCTCCAAACCCAAACAGATGCCAAAGGAACAACTACAATGCTTCGTGGAGTGATATTACCAGATACTGTAATAGGAGACAGAACATCATTAAGCAGTACTGAAACTGAATTTACTTATAATGTAGGAGAAACACTTACTGATACATTAGGAATTACTGAAAAGGGTGAAGATGCTTCTGAAATCCCACCAAAAGAAAAAAGTTTCATGGATGAATTGAATAAAAGTATTAGCAGAACTCATCCTAACTTGCTTCCAGAATTACAAAATAGTTACAAAATAACTATGTCTGACCAATTTAAAGAAAAGTTTGGTAATGCAAGTACGAGGGGCATAACATCAAGTACTATTAAAAATATGGAATCGCCAATCGCCAGTCAAATAGGTAAGGTGAAGCCCCTTTTGAACATATATAACATCATCGAGAGTATATGTCTTAACGCAATAGAAATAAAAAAAGAATTAACTGATGGGAAGAAAGGACAGTCAAAACCATTTAAAATTACTCCATGGTGCGTACCAAAAAAGAACGGATGGAATTTAATAACAGGAACAAGAGCATACAATGTTGAATTTTTTATAGACTACGAGAAAAAACTTATTGTACAAAATTCAATAGACGCAGCCGCCAAGGCAGCAAATATGGCCACTACAATTAAAGAATTGTTTGCCGAAAAACATATCAATAAGATATATCATTATTTGTTTACTGGAAAAAATGACCAGATACTAGAGTTTGATATTACATTAGACCAGCATCTAGCAAAGGTATACTCGGCTCCTAGTGATTGGTATGCATATGAAAATATTCAAAAACTGGGCACGGTAGAAGGCAATAAATTACTAGAAGAATTTAAGAACAGATGGGAGAACAGTGCCAACGCAGAAAAAGATATAATTGAATTCGAAAATAGGCTTAAGAAAGACCTAGATGCCCGCCAACAAAAACTGAAAGAACATAAGACCGCTTCAAGAAAAGCATTAGAGGAGGCTTATACACAATCAATAGAAGATCCTGGCAGATTAAATGGCAGTTTTCTCGACTACAGTGTACACGGTCTCACTGGCTTGTTGGGCGGGTTGACAACTTACTATTTTTCACAGAAAAAGAAGTTAGAGAAACAAGAGGATTTTTTCAATTTAATGACAGATGAAGAACTAATGGCAGCATTATCAAAAATTGGCAGCAAAGACATTGATGCGATTATTCTTGCCTCCACTCAAAACCAAAAGAAATTAGAAAAATCGGTGAAAAATGCTCAAGAACTTTATAATGAAATGTCCAATCGTGTGACAGCACAGAAAAAAAGTACATTAAATTTGTACATGGATAGGATGGCAAGTGCGGCGAGTGTAAGTGGTGAATATGCTTGGAAAAATGGAGTTAAACAAAATGCTCAAAAGTTACTTTCTGAAATAAAGAATGAAAATCCAAAAAACATGACTCTACTTGAGGAGTTAGATGATGACATTATATCTAAGATGCCTGAAGAAGACTTTGAAAGTATTCTTAGATCCCAAACAAATAATCCCATTATATACAAAAGACTATTAACGAATTTGAGTAAAAACAAAGGAGTCGCAACCTTTAAACCAACTGATGTTGAAAACGTAAATTTGGCTAGAGCAAAATATTACGAATCAAAGAAAGGACACGCAAGTATGATTAATGCCTCGATAACTATTAAAGGTGATCCTCATTGGATAGATGGATATATGCCTCCTGCTGTAGCAAAAAAAGAGTTTGGTAATGTTGGAGCAATATCTAATAAAGGATACAGTATGCTAACAACTAGTAACGGTTATAACTACATAATAGTAAAATCTGGTGCAGCCCACGGAACAGATTTACACGGCAACATACTCAAAAGAAATCTTATTACACATTTATATACAGTTAAGGAGATTACTAGTGAGTTTAGTGGAGGCATATTTACTCAAAGATTAACATTGAACAGAATTACTGCCGCTGATGACCTGACATCTTTTATCCCAAAAGTGGGACCCGAATTAGCAGAAAAAGGTGACAAAAATGGCCCACATATAGATATAGATGCCGCAATAGCCCAGTCCTATAAATTTGGTGAGGGTATTGATAGTGATTTTTATTTAAGAGAATTACAGAACTTAGAAATGGGGCGTAACGCCGACGGTTCTAATCCAAATTTTCAAGGTTCTCTAGAAGACCAACATGGTAAAGGATTAATAGTCAACGGAGAAGTTCTAACTCCATTTGAAATGGAGATGATGGAGGCGATGAAGTCTTACGGACAAAGAACAGGTATAGGACAAGAACCAATTACTACTGCACCAAAAAACTGGCTTCATAATAATACAGAACAATATATAGATGAACAGGTCAAAACAACTGACGAGACTATAACAGCACAGAATGGTATGGTAGGACACTTTAATCCAACTAGTGATGCGATTACAAGAAGACTTCTTGCAAATCAAACATTAGAACAAGTGTCAGACTTGTACAATATATGTAAAGCAGAACAGAAAAGAGGACAAATGCCTTTTAATAGTTGTGATACTATTAAAGAAACTGACAAAAAGATGTTAGAATCATTTGGATTAACTATAGAAGACCAAGGAAAGGCAAGTACAGTCACAGAAATGAACACACAAATAAATGATTGGATATCAAATGATGGTATTATGTTTTCAGACGAAGAAATTGCAGTTTATCAAATCGCCGCAGGTGGCGAACTGAACATTACAGGTCATGACCCAGTTGATATACAGAAACTAGTAAAAAAAGCAACAGGAGAAAGAACTCCAGAAATTATTTTAGAAGAACAAGCGGCTGACATACCGTCTGTAATTGTTAGTGATGGGAATGCTGGTACAACTAATGATACTGCAATATTAGGCGGCTCGAAACCTCTTAATGCCGAGGTAATAGAGGCTACAGCAATAAACACAACAATAATAGAACCTTATCAAAACGCTGATGGTAGTATTAAAACAGACGAAGATTTTGAAGCAGAATATGAGGCAATACAAGCAGATACTACTTGTGTTGGGGCTTGTAGAACTACAAAAATTCTGAAATTAACCAACGTACAGAATGATGCCTGGATTGCTCAAGCAAAGTTAGATAAAATTAATGAAGCAAAAGTTGACAAAATAGTAAATGAGTCATGTCCCGCAGGCACAGAGAGTAAAATGAATATTAAAAAAAGAAAATTCGAATGTGCGCCAATTCTTCCAGGTAAGTTAACTGATAGTGAATTGAATGATGTAGAAGTATTAAAAGAGGGCGCGAATAAAACACTTGAAAAAAATTACTATAGTGAATCTGGCATAGCAGAAGAAATGGCGTGGAAAGCCAACGCAGTTGAATTAATAGAAACTGAACTAAACGACAAGAACTTAGTTATTTCAGATAACGATAAAAATCAATTAAAGTTGGGTGTAGCAAATAAGATTAATAATATTGTAGCCCTAAATGAACTGTCAGACAACGACTATCGCACAATTCAAGGATATGAAACAGGAATTAAGACAGTAATTGCAACGGCCCAAGACGGGCATCGTGCTGATTTAACAACGGCTGTTAATGTTGGAATCACTGAAGATGAACTCATAGAACTAAGTGAAAGTAAAGCCGCTACAGAAGGAAAACTAAATCAATACTTCTGGGACATAAATGGCAAACGTGTGTTTGCAGATGAATTAGAAAATATCGAAGTAGAAATTGCTGAAAAAATGCTATTTCTACCAGACGAAAATATGACTGCAGTCGCAACTATAATTGATGGCACTACTAAAACTTATGTTCCAATATTTAATCCAACAAAACAAGTAGTTGTCAGTGACCAACCACTTATAATCAAAAATGCAGACGAGCAGTTTGATGTTGTGTTAGCAGGAGGAGACAGTACATATGCAGGAGTAACAACTCAAAATAACATAGACCAATTAACACAGGCTAGAAATATATATTATCAATTAACAAGTACTGCTACTGGTATGACAACAGTAGAAGATGATTGGGGCGAAGTAATTGAAGTTAAAGACTTTTCTAATATTGGTTCAATAACATACACTGATGCAAATGGAGATGACATAACAATTCCTGATGCTAGTACAGAGTTTGGTATCTATACAATAGATGAGAATAATATGTACCCAGCAAATAAACAAGATTATAAAGCAATAAGACAGCAAATAGCAGATTTGTTTCCTAATGTGAATGTAATATCAGGAGAAACTATGGCTGCCTATCTAAGTACAAGTAAGAATGGAAAAGGAATGGTAATATTAAATGGTACTGCATTTTATATTGAGCCATAATAGGAGAATTTATTATGAAAGATGGAAAATTAAAAAGAGCCCTTAAAAGAGAAGCATCAAATATATCATCTCCTATTTTAGAAGAATTAGAAAAGGGTATATACAAAGCAATAACGGTTCAGAAAAATCCTAAGGCGAATCCGCCTACGCCATTTATTGACCCGACTGGGCGTGGTAGACTTGCCGCGTATGTTCCAGCATTAGGAGGTAGACCTGATGATCCAGATTTCTTTGAGTATGCTAGTCCATTCGGTGGAACAGTTAAAGAGGGAAATTATGGATTCTTTGGTGTGCCAGTTGGAGAAGCGGTTACTATTCTTGTTTTCTTTGCTGACGGCGGTAACGCAACTGAAGGATATTGGTTTGCAGTTGCTCAAAGTATTCCTGACATTGTAAGTGGCGGTTGTTCAGGTGAAGCAAAAGTTACAGGCGACGGCCAAGGTGAGGGAGTATTTAAAGATATTAACGCCTGTAAAACACAACCAAAAACAATTGGTGACGCGGCAATTACAAAAGAAAAAGAACTAGAAAATAATCCAAGAAATAAAATTTTAGCAGACCAAGGAACATATAGTGACCCTTTAAGAGGAACATCTACATCTTCGCCCCTAAGAGATGCGAGTTACGAAATCCCACAAGAAACTAAAGTTACTGGATGGAAAACACCAGCAGGCTCTTCAATAACTATGGATGATGGTAGTATCAATGATACGGGCGAGATTCATGCTGAACAAATAAGAATAACTACAGCCTCTGGTGCTGCCGTTATATTAGATGGTAGTAATGATTTTATTTACGCAGTAAACAGCAGTGGGTCTGGATGGGTAGAGATTGGAGCAAATGGTGAAGTAATGGTCTACGCAGAAGGTTCACTGAGTATGAGAACTGAAAAAGATTTTAATCTTCGTGCTGATAAGAATATAAATTTAGAAGCAGGTGAGAATATTAATATTCGTAGTGTTGAGAACACTAAGATTAATGCTACTGAAGAATTACATTTACGAAGTAAAGGAAATCAATTTTTACAAAGTGAAGCAGGAATGAATATTAATGTTGGAGTTAATTGTATAGTAACTACTGGAGGAGTATTACATTTGAATGGTCCAATCGCAAGTGAATCTGAACTTATTCTAGTTGATTCTATGCCTGATATACAAGATTTGACATGTACTGAAGTAAAAGATACTATTGTATCTGAAATGCCAACACATGAACCATTTATTAGAACACAAGCAAAAGAATTGAAAGAAACAGCAAGTGCGTTTGCAAAAGCAACTGCAAGTAAAAAAGGCTTAGATAAAGCAGAAATAAAAAAATGATATACGATAAACGAAAAGGTTCACTACTAAATTACATACAAGTTCCGTTGCATGTTATAACTTCGTCTGGTACTTACTTAGGAACGGGATATGACTATAATGATAAGCCTAGATATATTCTTTCTCATGTAAGAGTAAATCTTGAAAATGTAAATGATTTAACATTCTCGTCAATGAGTAAAGATGCAATTATATTAGATAATAAACCCACACTCACAGTTGAAAATAACATAGTTGGATATAATTATAAGATATCAGACACTGAAGTGAACTACGGATATATTACTGTTGCATCTACACGAATAGATATCACAACCAATAAGATAACAAAAGGAATGGCAGAGTTTATTTTAGAAAAACAATTACGAAATATTGGCAATGTATTGACAAAATTTATTAAAGTAAAAATATCACAACCACATTATGACGCACTATTATATCATTTCTTTATTGAAGGAACAACTACAATAGAAAATAGTCCGATTATTAAACTTATAAACGCAAAAGACTGGTATGCTATAACAGACGAAATTCAAAAAAATATAACAAAAAATGGCAAAGTAGACGAGAAACTGGCACAACAAAGAACAAAAACTGCCAAGATATTCAGTTTTGTACCTGGATTCTCTTAACGGGCTGCTATAACTTTATCTGCTAATCCAAAAGCAACTGTTTCTTCCGCTGACATAAAATTGTCACGTTCCATCGCCGCAGTCAATTCATCAAATTTCTTTCCAGCAGAATTGTGATTTACATAAATTTGAGTTAATCTCTCTTTCATTTTCATCATCTCATCAACTTGAATCTTCATATCGGTTGCTTGTCCACCTGCCCCACCACTTGGTTGATGAATCATTGTGCGACTGTTTGGTAACACATGTCGTTTTCCTTTAGCACCAGCCTGAGCAAGTAATGAACCCATTGAACATGCTTGACCCATCACAGTAGTTGCTACTGGAGAAGTGATAAACTGCATAGTGTCATATATTGCCATGCCTGATGTTACTGTTCCGCCCGGTGAATTAATATAAAAGTGAATATCCTTGTCTGGATTCTCTGCTTCCAAGAATAATAACTGGGCACAAATCAAGTCTGCCTGATAGTCATTAACCTCACTAGTCAAAAATATCACTCTTTCTTTTAATAAACGAGAGAATATATCGTAACTACGTTCTCCATTTGTTGATTGGTCAACGACCATTGGTACTAAGTTTGGCATAAAGTATTCCTTATTATGATGAGATTCTAGTATTATTTATATACTATGATAACATTATTCACTCCATTTGTCAATCTTAAACTACGAATATTAAGTGGAGATAAATACATTAAAGATAAACTACAGAGAAAATAAAGTTATGCCATTATTCGCAGGTTTTAGTACCAAAAATAAAAACGCAATAAATCATCAGTTAAATGACAAAGATTTAGTGATTGAAGACCTTATGAATCATATCATGACCCGAAAAGGTGAACGAGTAATGTTACCTACATATGGGTCAATTATTCATGATATGATATTTGAGCCGCTAACTGAAGAAACAACTGAGTTAATTGAAGAAGATTTAACAGACATTATAAAAGATGATCCGAGATGTAAATTTGTTAGTATTGAAATCACGGACTCTGACCACACAGTAAATGCTATGTTGAGACTTGAAATACTACCAACGAACGAACCAGTAGAATTGAGTATAGACTTAGATAGAGAATAACAGAGAGAATAATATGAGCCAAGAACGTACAGACAATCTATTCGCAAGTGAGAGTTGGACAGCAGTATATACTGCGTTCACTAATGTTAGTCTTAAAGCATATGACTTTGACACAATTCGAGACGCCTTACTTGCATACACAATACAAACTTATCCTGATAAATTTAACGACTTTATAGCAAGTTCAGAATTTATTGCAATTTTAGATTTAGTTGCATATCTAGGACACAGTTTAGCATATAGACTAGACATGAACACTAGAGAAAACTTTATGGATACTGCTGAACGTAGAGCAAGTATTCTTCAGATGGCTAAAACTCTAGGATATAATAAGACACGTCCAATCAATGCAAAAGGCTTTATGAAGATTACTAGTTTGTCAACTGACGAACCAGTATATGACAATCTAGGAATTTCTCTAGCAGGAAAGACTGTTACTTGGAATGACAGCAATGATGTAGATTGGTATGAAAATTTTATCAGTGTTCTAAATTCTGCCTTTTCTAGTACCACTAAAATTCAGAATCCTACATCTACATTAACAGTTGCAGATGTTGAGCATTCATTGTATGAAATAAATGAAACGCCAGCAACAAAAAATGTGAATTACTCATTTTCTGCAAACGTTGATGGTAAAAGTAGAAACTTTGAAGCAGTTCGTGTATTACTAGACACAATTAATTCAAGAATAGAAGAAGATGAACCAAAACTGACCAACAACTTTACGATTATTAATCGAAATGACAATCTAGGTTCTGCTAGTGATAGAACTGGATTCTTTGTTTACGCAGTTGCGGGCACATTAGCATTCGAAGACCACGGTTATAATACTCAACTTTCAAACAGAATAGAAACAATAGATGAAAATAATATATCTAATTCAGATGTGTGGATTCAGAAAATAGATTCAAATAGGGCTTATGTGTCAAGTGTAACAAAAGTAGACAATGATACACGTGAAACTGCAATTTATAATGCTTTACGAACTGATTCTGGAGATATCGTAAGTATAAATTCTGCTGACAACAATACAATTACACTACATTATCCAGATGGTATATTTGGCAATGCGGCATATGGTGATTACAGAACATGGTTTAGAGTAGTAGACAATGATAATTTTTCTGTAAATGCTAATGATATTACTAATACAACTATAACAATTCCTTACACAGGAAGTGATAATAGAACATATAGATTATCATTAACAATCTCAAGTACAAAAGATTTCACTGAAAACTTCTCTGGCGAAACATATGCAAGTGTGCGTAGAATAGCGCCAAGAAGTTATTATTCACAAGATAGAATGGTCAACGCACAAGATTATAATGTATATCCACTCACTCTTGGAACTAATATTGTTAAAAAAGTTAAAGCAGTAAACACTTCTTTCGCAGGCAACTCTCGTTTCTTTGAGATGGATGATGTTCTAGGACATCATTCTAATTTGAGTATAACGGGTTCAGACGGTAGTGTATTTGTTGAAGATGAACCAATAACAGTTTCCCTAAGTTATAATAAAGCAAAAGGAAACAGTGATAACTTTATACGAAACGATATAGCAAATGCATTAAAACATCCAAGTCTTTTAAATAAATTTCTTCATGCAAATAGAACTAATACTACAGAAGTGGTTCTGGCTCAATCAGGAATAACTTATACAGTGCCTCCATTAGATGGAATGAAAATCACTACAGGGTCAGCACCAACAAATACTATCTATGAAGGAGATACTGTTGAATTAGAAACTGATACAGGAACGACTATTTGGGCAGATGTTAAAACAGTTGATACAAATACACTTACATTAAACAAATTTATTCCAGAAGCAGGAAGTTTAAAAACAGTAGTAAGAGGATTTAGAACTAAATTTACAGATGCTGAAAAATTAGCAATTAAAAATAAAGTCGACCCAGATGCACAAACATTTACATTAAAATATGCGATAGACACAGGAACTGATTGGACTTGGCAAATACATACAGGTGCCACACCAACAGAAGTTCATGTTGTGTTTACTTACAAATCTGGAATCAGAGATAATGAAACAGAATATACTGCCACATTTACGGGCAAAAAAATAGCATTTGAAAGTAGAGACCAAGTCAAATTCTTCTATGGTAACACCACTGATGTAATCGACAACGAAACGAATTTATCTCAACGAGATACTGTATATCTTAATTATTTGTCAGCGGGTTCCACGTCTTCGGGTAGTGGAATTTCGGTATCTGACGAAACAGTTAATATAGGACAAGTTCCAGTATCATCAGTGTTAACTGATGGCGGAACAGGTGCAACGTTTGATGCTATATTCCAATATAGTGGAGGTCCAGAAACTTATGAATTTACTGAAAGTGGCGCAGTCACCGGAACAACTTATACTCATCATTTAGTGTCAGCCGATGGAATAGAACAACCACAATCAATATTTTCTACTAGTAATGTTTTATTACCATTATCTCCTGATAACATTATAGGAATAACTCCGACTTGGACTCTTAACTTGGGAATAACTGATTTAGACGATTTACAAAATTTATCGACCTCGATACAACAAAATGTGCCCACAGTCGCATCAACAGATACTAATTTATCTCTATTAGATGTTAAATTTGATGACGGATATACCGGTAATACTGGAAATGCCACAAATAGCCACACTACGTTGTCTTCACAGAACATAGAAGATTTAGGATTTAAAGGAAAAGCATCATTATCTTATTTTGACTCTGCCGCTACTACTAGTAATTTTATTTGGCGAGATGTATCTGATGCTGTAGAAATAAACGACTACACTACTGTATATGCTTCTACTCCAGATGAATACACTTTTACTAATAGTACTGCATCTTCAAGTATTATTAACGAACTTGACTTTGATATTTTCTTTAAACAATATGCTTATGGAGAATTCTCAATAACAAATACTGTTGGTAGTGATCCTCTTACTACCAGTAATATAGTACTTAGAGACAGTAACGGTATAATACTCGATAACGACCATATAACAGTTACAAATACAAATGCACCTGGTTTTGATTACAAGATTGTATTCTGGACATATGCAATAACTGTCGGCGAACTTATCGATGTATTCCTTGGCGATGCACCAACATTATCAGACCTTGCTGACTACTCAGTACGAGTAAAAGCAACATTTGATATTTCTAATAGCAATGTAACTAACACTACCACATACAAAGCACTGTCATCATATGTATATGATGATTATATAACACCTGCAGGATATATAGATAATACAAAAGTTAAACTATTGACTTCAGATACGAATGATAATCCATTCGCTTTACTTGATGTTACAACTGATGAAAGCATTGTAATGGAACAATATTCTGTTGATTCTGTTACCTATGAGAGAGCATCAAAAACAGTCGTGGCATCACCAAATGCGAATTTAGTACCAACGAGTGCTTCAATATATTATAATACAACTGATACTACTTGGTACATTCGTGAAGCGGCTGCTTGGTCTGCCCTCACTAACTACACTGACCAGACTGTAGGCACCAATGTTCAAATTCATTATAACAGTGTACTATACAGAGTACTAGAGGGAATCTCGTTTGTTGAAGATCCATTCACAAGTTTCAGATGGGAACATTATGCTGATTTAGATAAGAGAATAGATCCTAGCACAAGCAATATCGTTGATGTGTATGTATTGAGTTCAGATTATGTTAGAAAAGTAAACGAATGGGTAGCAAACAATTTCACAACGACTACTCCAACTCCACCTAACAATTATGAGTTATCAAAATTAATGGACACTATAGAACCAAAGAAAGCAATGGCAGACCATGTTGCTTACATTCCTGTTCAATTTAAATATCTATTCGGTTCATATGCTGAACCAGAAAATCAAGCAGTGTTTAAAGTCATTAAGAAGTTAGGAACAGGATATACTGACAGTGAAATTAAAACAGCAGTATCTACGAAAGTAAATGAGTATTTCGCAATTGATAATTGGGACTTTGGTGATATATTCTATTTCTCAGAATTAGCGGCATATCTTCATAAAGAACTTAACGATTATATTTCAAGTGTAGTTATCACACCGAAATATTCAACAAATGAATTTACAAACTTATTAAGCATCTCATGTGCCTTGAACGAAATATTTATGGCAGTGACTACATCAAATGATGTAAAAGTAATTACACAATTGGCACAATCTGAATTAGTGGGCGAATAACATGGCAAAGAAGATTTATGACTTTCTTCCGGGACACCTAAAGAATAACGAGTTAGAAACAATATTTGATACAACTCTTGACCGGGTGTTTTCTGTTGGCGAAATGGAGAAAACAAAAGCATTTGTTGGCAGAAGAGAAAAAGGAATATACAACAGTAAAGATTCTTATCTTTCGTTTCCAGCACAATCATATGCGAGAGACAATTACGGACTAGAACCCACTTTCACAAACATAGCCGCAACTGATAATATATTCTATGATGACTTATTAAATTCATTATACAACAAAGGCGCACTGACAAACGACCACAGACGATTATTTAAAAGCACATTAGAAACAGTTCAGTTACCAATAGATTTAGATAAGTTTGTCAATTACAGTATGTATTACTGGGTATCTCCTGGTTTTGATAGCACAAACGTAATTCCAGGCTCAACAAAGAAACACTATGTCACAATCGACAAAGACGCCACTGCTACAGACTTTTGGAAAACTAACAACTCTTGGTATCACTATGATGATATCAGTTCCTTGATTACAGATTCTAATTTTACTTTAATATCTCAAGCAACAAGACCAATTATTGAATTTGATAAGAACATTGAACTAAGTGATACAAGTGACTTGACAACAATAACATCTTCATTTACAGTTCCTACATTTAAGTCATATGACTCCACTAATACATATATTAGTGACATAAACATATTTCATTATGTAGTTGGTGATAATTATACAACAGACACCGAATTAGGATTTAAACCTAAACTAAAAGCAGGCGACTATCAAAGTGAATTTGTATTTAAAATAGATTTACCAGAAACTTCAACATATAAACTAAGTTCAGATTATAAAAAATTATATACAACAACAATATTTGATTATAGAAATTTAAGACAAGAAATCGGCGACAAACTTACTCTTTCAGAGATTGAACTATTACAATCTCCTAAAAATTCTAACACAATAGATTTGTATGTTGACGGACAAAAGCAAATAGGAAACTACACATACAATAGTGTAGACAATAAAATAACAATGAATGAAGCAGTCAGCGGCAACATATATGTTGACTACTGTACTGACACACCAGTCATATTTGACGGTCAAGAAGTATATCAACGAATCAATCCGTCAGTTGAATATAATGTAGACAACAAATCATATTATGACACAGAGATGACCTACTCTCTTGTTTTTGAACATCTTGTTCGAATCATTGAAACTGTAGAAAATTTAACTGGTAGTCCGTTTGCTAATAATAATTATAGAAATATAGGCACAAATACAGACAAGTTAAGATATGCGAATCAAGGTAGTGTACTTATTAAAAACACAGTTGATATCAAAGAGGCATACTTCGCACTAACACGAGATGATTACGACCCTATCAAAGCAACAGAATTTTTATCTGGCGCATATAACGGTTACAAAAACAAATTACTAACAACAATTATTTCTATTTTAGAAACAAGTGCGAGTACGACTAAAACAGATTTAGAAGTTCTAGAAGAAGCAATCAGTATTATTTCTCTCGGAAAACATTCAAGTGTAAGTATTTTTAAAGATAGTGTTATGTTAAATTTTGGTGATAATCATTCTCATTATCAAACACTTAATGCTACCGTTATCGATGGCGCAACAGAACAAGTTATGCCGTCATTTGATAATACAATACTAAATGATAAAGATGCTGTTATTATTTTAAACACTGTGGTTCAAAGATTGAATGTAGATTATACATTAACATCAGGCGCAACACATATAAACTTTGATACAGCACTGGCAACAGGCGATACATTAACTGTTAGACATTATACTAATACAAAAGAAACTTTTATTCCGCCAAGTGCGACAACATTAAATATTGCACCGGCATATATTCCACAGGTCATTACAGATACAGGTTATAGTCCTTCAGTATCATTCATTAGAGGACATGACGGGTCATTGATACCTACTTACGGAACAAGAATAGATGATATACTTCTTGCGTTTGAAATTTTAATATTTAATAATACAACAGATGTGGCTGTTGATGGATATATCGGAAGTGCTGATATTGATAGCATGAATTATGGATTATATGACACATCTGGTGTTGATTATTCAAATGCTGAAAAGAAATATATCATGTATCCTTTCTTTAAGAAATGGATGATGAGAAATAACATAGATAGTTTA